AGCACGATGATAAATGTTATCGGCCCAGCAATAACGAATATGCATACTGCACTAATCAAACTTATAGATCAAATACGAATGTTAGACAACGATATGATCAGGCTGCAACAAAAAGTAAATACTATATTGCAGATGAAAGAAAATGAGAAAAAGAGAAAAGATACTTAAGCATAAATTTAAACTATCTACAGTTTTTATTATTCTTATTTTAAGTACAATCGGTCTTATAAGTTTACTAGTAAAAGCAGACGACAACCATGTACATATTGATCAAGCAGGAGCAAACATGCAAATGGAAATTGATCAAGTTGCAGGAACAATCAATAAAGTAGACCTTTCTATTGATGGTACGAGTAACTCACTTGACATTGATCAGTGGGGAAGTAATAATGAAGTATCATGGATTGACTACTGGGGATCAGGAGCAGCTTGGGGTGGAGACTTAGACGGAAATAATAACTCACTTCATTTTTATCAGTATTGTTCAAGAGGTTCTAACTGTGCAAAAAGTGATGTTGGTTTTCATGTTTTAGGAAATGATAATACAGTTCGTTGGGGTCAAGGTGGTATGTTAGATGATATAGATGATACTACTTTTGGACATGACGGCGATGAAGGTGGAGGATCAAAACTCAACTTAGACATTCATGGAGACGATAATAAAGTTGCTGGAGTACAAAGAAATGGAAGTGCAAATGTATGGAGTGGTCACACCGCAACAGTTTACATCTACGCAGACGATAATGAAGTTTGGGTAAATCAGAATACTGATGGAGTTAAAACTTTTACAATGACTTCACGTACTGATGAGAATAGTGTAAATGTACAACAGACAGGGTATGCAGCACATACAGGAACAATTACTCTAACAGGCACTTCTCCAACAACATTGAATTTAACACAACAAAGTAATACTGCACAATCTTATAGTCTAACACAAAACTGTGTAACTGTAGGAGGTTGCTCAGTATCGGTAACACAAGGAAACTAATGAGCGATGCTAAAATAGTATTAATTTATTTTATAGTTTTTGGAACTATCGGCAAACTAGCAGAGGTATATTTAGGAGCATGAAAGAAGACGATTTTGGAAGTGGCATGGGAACTGCAATCAAATGGATAGTCTTAGCCGCATTTATCGGCTTTGGATTAAATCAGTTACTATTTGCAGATGAAATGGTACATAAATTTAAAAGCCCTTCGTTCAATGGACAAGGTGTTTCCGCACACTATCTAACTATAGAAAATCAGGAAACAAGTAGAAAGGATGATGCTAAAGCAGCCGTGCAAGCAGCACTCGATGATTTAGAAAGAGATGCACAGAATACAACTCTTGCTAGATTTATGAAAAACTTAGAATCAAGAATTTACTCACAACTTAGTAGAGACTTGGTAGACAATCTATTCGCAGATGGAATAGGAACAGAGGCAGCAGGTGTCATAGAACTAGAAGGAAATATAATAGAATATAGCAGCGACGGAGTGACAGTTACACTCAAAGTTACAGACGAGGAAGGGAATGTTACAGAAATCATTATACCAATCGGTAGTTTCGGCGATTTTAGTCTCGACTCTGACGGCTAGCTGTATGCTGACTCCTGGAAAGGATGTCAGAGATTTTATAAATAATAACAGACATACTACTGTTGAAAAAGGTGCTGTAATTAGTACTTTACATAATGCTGAACTTACAAATATTAAGAGAGTAAGTAATCCCGCACCTGTTGTAGCTATATACAGCTTTCCAGACTTAACAGGTCAAAGAAAGAGTAATAGTACTTTTGCATTATTTAGTACAGCAGTAACAATGGATCCGGCAAGTTTATTACTAAGAGCAGTAAAACACGCAGGAGAAGGAAAGTTCTTTAAAGTTGTTGAAAGAGCTGGGTTAGATCATCTTACAAAAGAAAGACAACTAATTCGTTCTACTAGAAATAGTTTGGATGAAAAAGAACCTGTATTACCATTACTGTTTGCAGGTTTAATATTTACTGGTGGTGTTATTGGATATGACACCAATTTAAAAACAGGAGGTATCGGAGCAAGATATTTAGGTATTGGGGCACAGAAACAATATCGTGAAGATACCGTATCTATTTCAATAAGAGTTGTATCTGTTAGTAGCGGAGAGGTTCTTATGGAAACACTTGTTACAAAGACCATTCTCTCGGTCGGAGTATCACAAGATGTGTTTAGATTTATAGAACTCGGAACTGAACTAGTTGAAGTTGAGAATGGAGTGACGAAGAACGAAAGCGTAACTATCGCACTTCAAAAAGCTTTAGAGACTGGAGTTTTAGAAATAATCTACGAAGGAGAGAAAAGAGGGTACTGGGAAACAGTACTAATAGGGGAAGAAAATGAAATTAGTGGGAGCTAATCTAATATTAATACTTATGGCAGTATTTACAATCTTTGCAAGCGCAGCTGACAATGAAGTATTTATAACACAGAGTGGTACAAACGCTCAAATAGAAATCGATCAGATTGGATCAGGAAATGAAGTTGAAGGTAATGAAGCAGCCTCAGGATCAAACCCTGTGAGTGACTTTAAATTAACTGGTAATAGTCAGACTATTGATATTGACCAAATTGGGGATAACAACATATTTAGAGGAGATATTGATTCTTCTACTTTCACTGGTAAATTTGTATTTACTGGTAGTACCAATGAATTTGATATTCAATATGATGCAGATGGAAGTAATGTTTCTGATAATGGTGAGATGGATGTTACGGTTACAGGTAGTAATTCTGATTTAACAGTTACTGTTGCAGGCACTGACACCGCAGCAAACTTAGATTATGATGCAGTTATTACTGGTGATTATAATACTTGGGTTAATACTATCGACTCTGATAACGTTACCTTCGAGGTAGATGTTGATGGAGACAACGGAACATTAAACTACGATGCAGACGGATATGCATCTGGTAGTACAGGGCATACTTTTATCTTAGACCAAGATGGAGACTATGTTAACTATAATATTGATCAACAGTCAACAAGTGCTGTCGATTACTTAAACTTACAAATGACAACGAGTGGTACAAGTAGTGCAAATGCGAACGTTTGCGTTTATCAGTCTGATAACGCTACATCTACAAGCTGCTGATATAGGCAGTATTAGCGAATTAAAGGGAGACGCCCAGATCAAAAGATCGGGCGAATCTCTTACAGCTGAATTAAAATTAGGAGTAGAATCATATGATGATGTTAGAACTGCTAATAGTCGGGTGGGTCTTACTTTTATTGACGACTCTGTCGTTCGTCTTACTGAGCATTCGAAGCTTATACTTGACGAAGTTATATTTGATCCAGATCCTTCTAAATCTAAAATCGGACTCACATTTGCATCAGGCACTGCGAGATTTATTACAGGAAAAATAGGTGGAATTAATAAAGAAAATATTAAAATTCAAACTCCGACTTCTCAAATCGGTATTCGAGGAACTGACTTTACTGTTACTGTTGACGAGTTGGGTCGTAGCTTGGTTATTCTTTTACCTGATATCAATGGGATATCATCTGGCGAGATTACAGTGGAGACCGCAGCGGGACTGGTCGTTCTTAACAAACCATATGAAAGTACCACCACATCCGTCTGGGAAACCGCCCCAGCACAACCAGTAACACTCGATATTACATTAGACTTAATTGACAATATGCTTATTGTTACACCTCCAGAAGAAGAGGTGTTTGAAGAAGATATTAATAATGTACAAACAGCAGACTTCTTAGACTTTAATGATCTTGATATTGATCTACTCAACGAAGATGTATTAGCAGAAGAAGATTTAGAATTTACAGAACTCGATATTAATTTCTTAGATGTTAACTTCTTTGAAGATTTACTAGAAGTTATAGAAGAACTCGACAAACTAAGAGAAGGAAACGAAAAGAAAGCACCAGTCGCAGTTGGGAAAACAGAGATCGAGGGAACAATAATTGGACAAGATCCAAACACACAGATTATTACTATTGTAGACGCACAAACAGTAAGTGTGCAACGACAAGTAAATGACTTTGCAAAAGTTGTTGTAGACTCACAAGCAGGTACAAATATTACTATTTCACAAGATGGAAAAGAGTACCTTATTACTATTAATAAGGGCGGAACATCTAATATAATTATAAGGCAACAATGATAAGACTACTTACAGCAACTGGATTAGTTGCTTTATTTATTTGGAATCCATATCCATTTCAATACTTAGAGTTGAAAGGGTATGATACTCTTATCATGTCTACTGAACCAGTACAAAATGAAAATATACTTATTGTAGATTTGGATGAAGACTTAGTAAAAGCTTACGAAGGATATCCACTACCAAGAAGTTTATATGCGGAACTAATACAAAAAACAAATGCAGTTCCAGGAATTACAGTCTTAATGCCCGATGCAGATATTCGAGGCAAAGAAAATGACACTTTATTTAGCAATGCTATGCTCAAAATACCAACAGTATTAGCATCTGCAGCTTCGGCACAATCAACCGAGCAAGGCCTACATGTAGGCACAGCCCAATTAGGGGAGGATCCATTACCATGGCTATACGAGTACCAAGGAATTTTACGTACAGAGTCTATTCTGGAGTTAAGCAGAAAGGGGCTAGGGCTAGTAACCGCTACGCCGGAAATAGACGGGGTTACTCGTCGTATTCCCCTAGTCGTAAACGTGCAGTCAAAACTTTACCCAGCTTTCGCCTTGGAACTCTTAAGACTCGCAGTAAACGATCCTTCGTACCAGCTAAAAACAACACAAGAAGGTATTGATTGGATAAGGGTTCCTAGCTACCCTTTGATGAAAACAGATGCAAATGCTAGAATATTTTTAGATTGGAACACAAAATTCTACAAACAAACAGGATTAGAGTTTTTAGAGAGTCCAATAGATGCACCTTTTGTTATTTTTGGAGTAACAGCAGAGGGTGTAGTTAACCCAACTCCAACACCAGCAGGTTTAAAATACCCACATGAAGTTCAAGCAAATATTTTACATAATCTTATTAATGGTTCTGCTCCTTCTACCCCTAGTTGGGCTCCAGCAGGAGAGTTACTTGGCCTTACACTCGGCTTATTACTTGTTGCCTTAACAGTTTCATCCATTTACATTAGTGCGCCTGTAATATTTTCACTAATTGGTGGTTCAATGTTCGGCGCCTGGTACTTGTTTCAATCTTCTTACTTGTTTGACGTCACAGGCCTTATTATAATCTGGTTTTTATTCTGGAGTATTGAAAGTTTTCGTAATTTTATTACGCAGTATTTGCTGAGATTACAAATTAAACAACAATTCGGGACGTATGTATCTCCAGACCTCGTGAAAAAATTACAGGAGGACCCAACATTGCTGAGATTGGGTGGGGAGACGAAACGACTCACTTTTCTTTTTTCAGATATTCGAGGATTCACACCAATTTCTGAAAAATACCAAAAAGACCCGCAAGGTCTTACAAAATTAATCAACCGATTTTTGGATAATCAAACAGAAATCATACTAAAACATGGCGGAACCATAGATAAATACATGGGAGACTGTATTATGGCTTTCTGGAACGCACCACTTGACATCGATGATCAAGAAAGAAAGGCTACAGAGTGTGTACTCGAGATGCGCGAGGCACTAGGAGAATTAAATGAAAAACTTAAAGAAGAAAATCTCGATCAAATCAATACTGGAGCAGGAATCAACTCTGGCTTATGTGTTGTCGGCAATTTTGGTAGTAGTAGTCGTTTTGATTACTCTGTCTTAGGAGATGCTGTAAACTTAGCTGCTCGATTAGAGTCCTCATGTAAGAACTACGATGTCGATCTTGTCATATCTGAGTACAGTTTAGTTGACGGATACGACTACGAGTTCTTAGATGAAGTAACGGTAAAAGGCAAGTCGGAACCAGTTAAAATATACACCATCAGAAAATAGTACTTGACACTTCTGCTCACTTTTGATATAATTATGAACATATGAAGAAAAATCTTCAAGAATATTAGGGAATTCAATATGGAACTTAACGAAGTCGCTGCAGATTTAGCGAAACACGAAGCTGTGTGTGCAGAAAGATGGAAAACTGCGTTTAACAGATTTTCAGATGTTGAAAGACAAATCAATAGAATCGAATCAATAATGATTGGAGTCGCAGGCACTCTAATATTAGGAGGTGTATCTACTATTGGAACAATAGTAATGATGCACAGTTAAAGGAAAAAGTATGATAAAAGGATACGAAACAAAAGACGTAAAAGCATCAAAAACCAAGAAAAAAGGAGATGGAGTTATTTCAAAAGGAGATGACGGATTATTCTATTTTGAATGGGAAGGACAAAAGCATGGTTTTACTAAAGAAGAAAACGCTGAAATAGCACTTAACAGATTTAAAAATGGCGAATAGCATAGAAGAAGCTTTGAAAAAAGCAGTTGAGAAAACAGACTCAACAAAAGTCGTTGAAGGAGAAGGCGCAGAACCTTCTCAAGAACTTTCTAAAAGAGTAAAAATGCTCATGGCTAGAAAGACTAACTTAAGACGACAACGCAGACAAAAAATACCTAAAAAACTGAGATGAAGAAAAAGCTTTCCCACGAGGAACGCTATAAGATCTGCAAAGAATGCCCAAACCTAGATAAAAGGTGGAAGGTATGCAAAGTTTGTAATTGTTTTATGCCCCTCAAAACAAAAATTAGATGGGCAGAGTGTCCTGAGGAACCCCCTCGTTGGACATAGGGAGAGAGTATGCCTTACGGTAAAGGAACTTACGGTTCAAGGGTTGGAAGACCTAAGAAGAAGAAGAGACGTGGCAAGAAGAAGAAAAAGTAGAAGTACTCGTAAAAAGAGAAACATACCTACTAACGCAAAACTTTATGCCAGAATCAAAGCAAAAACAAAAAGAAAATTTGCAGTCTATCCCAGTGCATATGCAAATGCATACCTAGTCAGAGAATATAAAAAAGCTGGCGGGAGGTATCGTCGTGGCTAGTACAGGATTAAAGAAATGGTTCAAAGAAAAGTGGGTGGATATTGGTCGTCCTAAAAAGAAAGGCAAATATCAACCTTGTGGTAGAGGAAAAGCAAAAACTTCCAGAAAAGGCTACCCCAAATGTGTACCTTTAGCTCGTGCGAGAACTATGAGCAAAGCTCAAAAGAAATCTGCTGTTCGTAGAAAACGAGCAGTAAGACAAGGAGTGAGAGGTAAACCAACAAATGTTCGAACAATCGCAAAAAGAAAAACTAGACGAGGTAAGAGATAAAGAACGTAAGTTCGCTGACTGGGCCTTACAAAGAATTTCTCAAGGCGAGTTTCGGGAAAATTATTATAAATTATTAAAACAATTTGAGGAAGAAAATGGTAGAATGGTTAAAGATTAAATGGACACAATTTGTGAACATTGTCTCAGGAAAAGATAAGAACTGGGATGGCCAAGTGGATATCAAAGATAAAATGATTGAAGCGGAAGAAAAAGCTAAAAGCTAAAATTCATTAGCTAAGTCATATAAGGACTAGCATGAACAGAAAAGAAATTATAGCCGAAATAATGGGAGTAGTACAACTATCTCAACAATTTGGATTAGCTCTAGAAAGTAAACTCATGTGGGGTCAAGAGCTTAGAGAAATATTAAATTCTCCACATACTAATAAAGAATTATTAAAAACTCATTTAAAAAATGGGACGGAACAGGCTTAGCCTGTTTAGGAAAAGAAAATGGCAAGACAAGGCGGATTTCTAAGTGGACCAAGTGTTCACGGTACATCTAAATTAAGAAAGCATGTACTAAAAAGAGGTGTCACTAGAGACATGAACGCAGCTGCAGGAAACTTTGTAAATACAAAGACTCCTATGTCCACTCCAGGTGGATTCTACGGAGCTGCCCCGAAAGCAATCGGACCAAGATTCGGCAAAACAGTCAACCCCAAAAGGGCTAGATTTGGCAAAAAAGGTGCAGGTCGAATACTACGTAGAAGATAAATATTATTCACAGAGACTTTCATAAATTTATGAAAGCAGGACGACTTAGTAAAGTCGTAAACATGATACACAATGGCACTAACGACAGCAGAAAAAGCAAGGCTAAAAAAGGCAGGACTAAGCGGGCTAAATAAACCGAAAAGAACTCCTAAGCACCGAACAAAGAAAGCAGTTGTAGCTGTAAGAGTCGGTGGCAAAGTGAAAATCATTCGTTTTGGAGCGCAAGGCATGGGGCATAATTATAGCCCTGAAGCCAGAAGAAGTTTCAAAGCGAGACATGGAAAGAATATCCGTAAAGGAAAATCTTCCGCAGCCTATTGGGCAAACAAAGTATTTTGGGCAGGTAAAGGTGGTTCAAAGAAAAGACCACCTCGCTCCCAGAAAAGAAGATTTGGAAGTAAAAGAAGGAAAGGATGACAGTACCAAAAGTAATAGATCGAAGAGCAGTATGGCTAGAAGGATTATCCCTGCATGCCGCAGAAGTTCTCAAGAAACTTCAAACACGACAAGTGAATGGAATAACTCCATCTGACGCTGAAAGTGAAATTATCGATTTATGTGGTGGCTACCTATATCTTCTACAACTTGCAAAAGAACACGGACTCTTTGATTCCGACGATCCCTTTAACCTATTTGAAAAAGAGACCTTACATTGATTGAAATAAGTCGTTCCGATGTAGTGCAAGACTACTTAATGGACATGAATCCCGAACATCGTTTCATAAAGCTACCCATTGAAGGGTATCTTGACTTACTCAATGTCACACCAAACACTTCCCAGACTGCAATCATCAATGCAATCAACAATCCTAAATATCGTTTTGTCTGTGCAGCAGTATCACGACGACAAGGAAAAACATATATCAGTAACATTATAGGACAGCTAACCTGTCTAGTACCAGGAGCTCATGTACTATTAATGTCTCCAAATTATTCATTATCTCAAATCTCATTTGACTTACAGAGAAATCTCATCAAGCATTTTGACTTAGAGGTAACAAGAGACAATGCAAAAGATAAAGTTATTGAACTATCAAACGGTTCTACAATACGAATGGGTTCTATTAATCAGGTAGACTCAGTAGTTGGTAGAAGTTATGATCTCATTATATTCGATGAAGCAGCACTAACAGATGGTAGAGATGCTTTTAATGTTGCACTCAGACCTACACTAGATAAAGAAAATTCAAAAGCAATCTTTATATCTACTCCTCGTGGTAGAAATAATTATTTTGCAGAATTCTACTACAGAGGGTGGTCAGAAGAGTTTCCAGAATGGTGTAGTATAAAAGCAACATATCATGAAAACCCAAGAGTTTCAGATGCAGATATTATCGAAGCCAAGAAAACAATGTCCCAAGCAGAATTTAATCAAGAGTATATGGCAGACTTTAATGTATTTGAAGGACAAGTCTGGGCATTTAATCACGAGGAATGCACAGCAGATTTAACAGAATTAGATACTAGTCAAATGGATGTCTTTGGAGGACTTGACGTAGGATATAAAGATCCCACAGCTTTTTGTGTTATTGCGTACGACTGGGATAAAGAAAAGTATTACTTAGTTGATGAATACATGAACGCAGAACGTACTACAGAACAGCACGCTATAGAGATACGAAAATTAATTGATAAATGGGACATTGACTGGATTTATATTGATTCTGCAGCGCAGCAAACAAGATATGACTTTGCACAAAATTATGATATTAGTACTATTAATGCAAAGAAATCAGTACTTGATGGAATCGGGCATGTCGCAGGAATTGTAGACAATGATTGCCTCATTGTTGATCAGAAATGTAAGGAAGCGCAGATGTCACTAGATCAATACCAATGGGATCCAAACCCTAATTTATTAAAAGAAAAACCGAAACACAATATGTCATCCCACATGGCTGATGCATTACGATATGCATTGTATACATTTGAAACTACAGCCACTACGTTTTAATAAGACCTGTAAAAAACAGTTCTTGACATATGATGTGACTTTTTGGTATAATTCTAATTAAGAGTAGAAATATGAAATTAAAAAGAGATTTAGTTAAATATGTACGAGATAAAGCTAAATCTAAATATAAGAAACAAAGTAGTTGTTATATTTGCGAAAGCAATATAGACTTAGATTTTCATCATTACTACGGACTGACCGAACTACTAGAAACTTGGTTGAAAAAAGAAAAATATATTATAGAGAATGAGCAAGACATACTAGCACTTCGAAAGTCCTTTATTGATGATAATTGGGAGAAAGTGTACGAGTACACAGTAACCCTCTGCCATAAGCATCATTTACGATTACATTCAATATACGGAAAAAGACCCAAATTGATAACAGCAGAGAAACAAAAACGTTGGGTCGAGAAGCAGAGACAAAAATATGGCATGGTACGATAGATTTTTAGGAAGAAGCGACGAAGAAAAGCTGAACCCTTCACAATATGTTATTTCGAGAAACGAGGGTTTAACCGTAGACTCGCGTGAAATAATTACAAACTATCGAAATGCATATGAACAACTAGAAATCGTCAACAGAGCAGTAAATATGATTGTTGATGATGTTTCAGAAATCCCTTTTTCAGTTGGGGATAAAATAACTGGAACAAACAGTATACTAAAACAAATTCGTAAATCAAAAGTTAATTTACTTTTAAATATAGAACCTAACCCTTTTCAGGATATTAGTACTTTTAAAAGAAACTTAATTATTGACCTGCTTATTGATGGTAATATATTTATATACTTTGATGGTACTCATATGTACCACTTACCAGCAAATAAAGTTACAATTTATACTGATGACAACACATACATAGAAAAATTTGTGTATGACAACAGCATTGACTATTCTGTAAATGAAATAATACATATAAAAGAGAATAGTTTTAACTCCATTTATAGAGGAACACCAAGATTAAAACCAGCATATAGGACTATGCAACTCCTTAGCAATATGAGAAGTTTTCAAGACAACTTCTTTAAAAACGGAGCAGTTCCAGGTTTAGTACTTAAATCACCAAATACTCTTTCTGAGAAAATCAAAGAAAGAATGTTACAAGCATGGAGCATGAGATACAATCCAACAACAGGAGGCAGACGCCCTCTCATACTTGACGGTGGATTAGAAGTATCTAGCCTAACAAATATTAATTTTAAAGAACTAGATTTCCAAGGCTCAATAACAGCAAATGAGAAAATCATACTAGAAGCCATGGGAATACCACCCATCTTAATGGACGGTGGTAATAACGCAAACATAAGACCCAATCACAGACTGTACTATCTTGAAACTATCTTACCAATCGTAAGAAAGATGGGATATGCATTAGAACGATACTTTGGGTTCTCACTATCTGAGGATGTAACAGGAATACCTGCTTTACAACCAGAACTGAGAGACCAAGCAGCTTATTATGCAACACTTGTTAATACTGGAATTATAAGTCCAAACGAAGCAAGAGAAGCAATAGGCAAAGAACCTGTAGATGGATTTGACGATCCAAGAGTCCCGCAAAATATTGCAGGCTCTGCCGTTAACCCCGAACAGGGAGGTCGACCAGAAGAGTCGTCACCAATAGAGGAAGAATAAATATGACAAAAGATATGATGGCCAAAGCATTATCCGACTTTTTCGTTGAAAAAGGAGTCGAATCAATGGATTTACCAACCTACAAAAGCCATGGCACTGATGTTCCTGTTAAAGACTATATGCTCAGACGAGCATTTGGATCTTGGAAACGAGTAATCTCAGCCATGAAGAAAAGACATCCAGTCGCTGTAGTTGAAGCTCCAGCTCCTGCTCCCGCACCAAAGGCTCCTAAAGCCAAGAAAGCGGAGAAGAAAGATGTCAAGTAAAATTTATCATTGGACTAGCACTTTTAAATCACTAGGCGAAAACGAAGATGGTGGTGTAGATATTAAAGGATCTGCTAGTACTAATGCTCTTGATAGAGCAGGCGACATAATCGAGGCTGACGCTTGGACAAAAGGTGGTTTGGAAAACTATAAAGGTAACCCAATCATTCTTTTCAACCATAATTACGACAAACCGATTGGTCGAGCAAAAGATTTGAAAGTTACAGACAACGGCTTAGAAATATCTGCAAAGATATCTAAAGCTGCTGGAGATGTAACGCAATTAATTAAAGACGGTGTCCTTGGAGCTTTTTCTGTTGGTTTCAAAGTCAAGGACGCTGATTACATGACTGAAACTGACGGATATAAAATAAAGGACGCGGAGCTTTTTGAAGTTTCTGTTGTATCAATACCTTGCAACCAAGGGGCAACTTTTGGACTAAGCAAGTCATTTGATTCTATGGAAGAATACAACAAGTATAAGCACACTTTTTATACGGCTAACTCAAACGATTCAGCAGACGCTGTTGAAATTGAGCAGCCAAGTACGGCGAAAGCCAAAGAAATGGAGACAAATATGTCAAAAGAAAAAACATCTCCTGAGAGCAACCCAGAGTTTAATCTTGAGTCATTTGCTGCAGAAGCTGCTGAAAAAGCAGTTGCTCAGTATGCAATGAAACAAGCTGAACTTAAAGCTGCTGAACAGAAGGCTGCTGATGAAGCTGCTCAAAAAGCAACTGAAGAAGCTGAAGTTCAAAAAGCCTCCGAGGAAGCAAAACAGGAAGAGCAAAAAACTGTTATCCAAGCTGGATTAACAGGTGCTGAAAAATTAATGTCTGACGTTGAGTCCAGAGTGAAAGAAGACTATTCTAACTTAGAAACTGTTGTTAAATCACTTGAAGCACAACTTGCTGAGAAGTCTGAAGAAATCATGAACATTCGTGAGTCAAAAAGACATTTCTCTGACAGACAAGGTAACAACGGCGATTGGAAGAAATCCTTCGAGTCAGACATTGCAGATGCTAAATTTGCTGGTCTAGCTACTGGAAAAGGATGGGAAACTCCAATGGCAAAATCTTTGATGGAAAAAGTAAATCAACATTCAGGTGTTGAAGTTTCATCTGCTGATTTCGAACAAGTTGTTTCAACAAATATCGAAAGAGATATCGAAAACGAATTAGTTCTAGCTCCTCTATTTAGAGAAATTGCTATGACTTCTGCGAATATGATTATCCCAATCTTACCAGATGCAGGTTATGCAGAATTCACTTCTAGCCAAGCTGCTTCAGGTTCATCTCCTTATGG